AATTTCTGCCTTAATCCAAACTTATCAATATTATTTGCAAATGATAAGAGACACTACTGGGCTAAATGAAGCTGTAGACGGTAGTTCGCCTGATAAAAACGCTTTAGTAGGATTACAAAAAATAGCTGCAGCAAATTCAAATGTAGCTGTTAGGCATATATTGAAAGCCTTAATGTATATTACAATAAGAAACGCAGAAAATATTGGTCTTAGGGTAAATGACGCTTTGCAATTCCCTTTAACTAAAGAAGCATTATTAAGTAGTATAAATACCTTTAACGTAAATACACTAGAAGAAATTGCAAGTTTAGATATACATAATTTTGGTATATTTTTAGAATTAGAACCAGATGCTGAACAAAAAGCATTACTTGAACAAAATATTCAAGTTTCATTGCAGCAGAATTCTATTAATCTTGAGGATGCTATTGATATTAGAGAAATAAGAAATATTAAATTAGCTAATCAAGTATTAAAATTAAGAAGAACTAAAAGAGCAGAACAACAACAAGCTGCTCAATTAGCTAATATTCAAGCACAAGGCCAATCCAATGCGCAAGCTTCTGAAGCGGCGGCATTATCTGAGGTGCAGAAACAACAAGCGCTCGCTGAAACAAAAGTGCAAATTGAAAAAGCAAAGTCTGAGTTTGAAATAAATAAAATGGAACAAGAAGCTTTAATTAAAAAACAATTAATGGCCGAAGAGTTTCAGTACAAAATGAAGCTTGCTCAAATACAGGCAGATGCACAAGCAACAAAAGAAAAACAAATAGAAGATCGTAAAGATCAAAGAGTTAAAATTCAAGGAACTCAACAATCTGAACTTATAGATCAAAGAAAAAATGATCTATTGCCTAAAGATTTTGAATCATCAGGTAATGATAATCTAGGCGGGTTTGGATTAGAGCAATTTGAACCGAGGTAAATTTTTTTATTAATTAATTTTATATTATTATATCATGGCAGAAGTACAAGTAAAACAAGAAGGGGAATTTAAAATGAAAAAACCCTCAAAACCAAAAAATTTAGTGCAAGAACAAAAAATTACAAAAGTCGAATTAAAAGACCCAGAGCCACTAGATAAAGTACAAGAAGAGGTTACCAAAGTGGTAATTCCTAATGAACAAAAAACAGAAGAAAATGCCGTTCAAGAGTCAAGCACAGAGAAGGTGGATGTATCTAACCAATCCGGAGATGGCGAAAAGATGGGAGAAGGAAACGCCGGAGAACAAGTCGCTTCCCAAGAAGATCAAAAAGAAGAAGTAGAATCGCCTATAAAGTTAGTAGAAGATGAAAAAAATAATTCTGGAACGACGGGAATGGATAGAAGCGATGAAGCTACCCCTTCCTCACCGGAACAAAAAGAAGTATTACAGGAAACAAAAGCACCAGAATTACCTGAAGGAATAGATAAACTTGTTAAGTTTATGGAAGAAACGGGTGGTACAGTGCAGGATTATGCAAGATTAAATGCTGACTATTCAAATATTGATAATAATACTTTATTAAAAGAATATTATAAACAAACAAAACCTCATTTAGATCAAGAAGACATTGATATTTTATTAGATGATTTTTCTTATGATGAAGAAATAGAAGAGGATAGAGATATACGCAAAAAGAAAATTGCGTTTAAAGAAGAGGTTGCAAAAGCTAAAAACTTTTTAGAAGAAACAAAGAGTAAGTATTACGAGGAAATTAAATTAAGACCTGGTGTTACTCAAGAACAACAAAAAGCTATGGATTTTTTCAACCGCTACAATCAAGAAGAGCAAAATAGAAAGTCTATTATAGACGGGTTCGAAAAGACTACTGATAATTATTTTTCCAACAATTTCGAAGGTTTCGATTTTAATGTAGGATCTAAAAAATTTAAGTATTCTGTAAAAGATCCTGTTTCTGTGTCTGATAGCCAGAAAAATTTATCAAAGTTCGTTGAGACGTTCTTAAACGATCAAGGTGAATTACAAGATCCTGGAGGTTACCACAAGGCTCTCTATGCCGCTAGAAATACTGACCAAATTGTAAATCATTTCTATGAGCAAGGCCGTGCCGATGCTATTAAAGAACAGATTGCTAAAACTAAAAACATTACAACTGAGCCAAGACAAACGGCTGGCGGTGATGTATTTATTAATGGATTAAAGGTTAGGGCTATTAGCGGAGCTGATTCAAGTAAACTAAAAATAAAAACAAAAAAATTTAACTAATTAAAAAAATTAAAAATGGCAAATGTTTTACCCGCTTTTGGTTCGATTAAACCAAGTCAAAAGCAACAAATACTTAGCGATAATTACCTAAGTTTTACAGATGGTACTAATGACTTCGCGCAGCAGTATCTACCCGAAATTTACGAACAAGAAGTAGAAAGATATGGTAACAGAACTCTATCTGGCTTCTTGAGAATGGTTGGTGCAGAAATGCCCATGACTTCTGATCAAGTTGTATGGTCTGAGCAAAATAGACTACACGTTGCTTATGACAATGTAACTGTTGCAACCGGAAATACTCTAACATTCGTATTGAATGCCACTGCTGGAGCTAATTTTGTTGCAAACGTTATTTCTGCAAATGATACTATTGTTCTTATGGATCCTGCTACAGGAAAAGAACTAAAGTGTTTTGTAGAAATTAGCGCTGATACTTCTCCTACTTTGGCTACTTTAACTGTTAAGCCTTATACTCAAGGAGATCTAATTGCTACTGGTGGTGGTTCTGAAATTGATTTTACAGGACTAACAACTGGTAAGATTTTTGTTTATGGTTCTGAATTTAAGAAAGGAACTGCTGACGGTCGTGAGCGTTCTATCACACCTTCTTTCACTCAATACAACAATTCACCTATCATCATTAAAGATAAGTATGCAATTTCTGGATCAGACGCTGCACAAATCGGATGGGTTGAAGTTGCTACTGAGGATGGTACTTCTGGATTCCTATGGTATCTAAAAGCTGAGTCTGAAACAAGACTACGTTTTGAAGATTATCTAGAAATGGCAGTTGTTGAAGGTGAACTAGTAAGCGGAACTTCTACATTGACCGTAAAAGGTACTGAAGGACTTTTTGCTTCTATTCAATCAAGAGGTAACGTTCTTAATAACTTTACTGGTGGAGCTACAGGACTTACTGAATTTGACAGTATTTTGAAAAATTTAGATACTCAAGGGGCTATTGAAGAAAACATGCTTTTTGTTAATAGAGGACTTGCTCTTGATATTGACGGAATGCTAGCTACTGTTTCTGACGGCGGTCAAGGTGGTACTGCTTATGGATTGTTTGAAAATTCTGAAGAAATGGCATTGAATCTTGGATTCAGTGGTTTCCGAAGAGGATCTTATGATTTCTATAAGACAGATTGGAAATATCTAAATGATGCTTCTACAAGAGGTGCAGTAGCAGTTTCTGGCATTGAAGGAGTTTTGATTCCTGCAGGTACTTCAACTGTTTATGACCAAATTTTAGGAACTAATATCCGTAGACCTTTCTTGCATGTAAGGTATAGAGCTTCTCAGGCTGATGATCGAAGAATGAAGTCTTGGATTACTGGTTCTGTTGGAGGTGCTTATACTTCAGCGCTTGATGCTATGGAAGTACACTTCCTATCTGAAAGATGTCTTGTTACTCAAGGTGCAAACAATTTTGTATTGTTTACAGCTTCTGCATAGACTATTATTGTAAGGACAGGGGGTGCCATAACGGTGCCCCTTGCTTTACATTTTTATTAATTATTTAATTATATTATATCATGGCTAAAAAAGCTAACACAGCAGTAAAAAATGTTGAGGTTGCACCTCAAGTAGTAAAAGAAAAAGTTGTTACTAAAGCACCAATAAAACCTGCAAAACCCGAATGGGAAATTAAAGACAGAACTTATTTGTTAAAAGGAGCACATCAACCTATAACATATACAATTCAATCTAAACATTCGCAAAGATGGCCAATGCTTTGGTTTAATAACGAAACCGGTGAGCAACAAGAACTTAGGTATGCAACTAATCAAAATTCACCTTTTGTAAGTGAACAAAAAGGAGAAGCTACATTAGGGCATATAATGTTTAAAAATGGTTCTTTATTTGTTCCTAAAGAAAAACAAAATTTGCAAAAAATGCTTTCTTTATATCATCCTAAGAAAGGTGTATTATATTACGAATATGATCAAGTTGAAATTGCTGAAGATGATTTAGATGACCTACTAACGGAAGTAGATGCTCTAAATGCGGCAATGAGTATGGAAATAGATCAGATGGAAGCAATATTAAGAGTTGAGGTTGGGTCTAAAGTAGCAGATCTTACTTCTAAGGAGATCAAAAGGGATTTATTGCTATTTGCTAAGAAAAATCCTAACTTGTTCTTAAACTTAGCTAATGACGAAAATGTAGAATTAAGAAATTTTGCAATTAAAGCCAGTGAAGCTAATGTTATTTATTTATCAGCGGATCAAAGAAGCATACATTGGTCTTCAAATGATAAAAGATTAATAATTGTTCCTTTTGATGAAAATCCATTTTCTGCATTTGCTTCTTACCTTAAAACTGATGAAGGTGTAGAAGTTTATAAATCAATAGAGAAAAAACTATATTAACATGTAATATTATAATAGTTAGGTCGTATTAAAAGCGGCCTAGCTTTTATAATTAATAATAAATAAACAATGGCAATAAACGTAAACACTGTATATCAAACAGTTTTATACATATTAAACAAAGAGCAAAGAGGTTATATACCCCCGGCGGAGTTTAATAGTTTAGGAACTCAGGTACAGCTTGAAATATTTGAAAAGTATTTTGAAGACTTAAATCAACAATTAAGGGTTCCCCAAACTGATGATACATACGCAAGCCGTGTAGAAAATATTGATGAAAAAATATCTATATTTAAAACATTTGGTAATGCAGTTTACGATAATACTTCAACCCCAGGCCAACAATATTTTACTTTACCCACAACCGATATTTACGGAACTATTGTTTCATTCTATAGACTAGGCGAAGTAATATATAAAGATATTACAGAAGTACAAAGACTGCAAAGAAATGATTTTTATAATATACAAAAATCAAAGCTTACAAAAGCTACAGA